AACAATCTTGAGAACAATCTTGTGAACAATCTTGAGAACAATTTTGTGAACAATCTTTGGAACAATCTTGAGAACAATCTTGTGAACAATCTTGTGAACAATCTTTGGAACAATCTTAGGAACAATCTTAGGAACAATCTTAGGAACAATCTTGAGAACAATCTTGAGAACAATCTTAGGAACAATCTTGAGAACAATCTTGTGAACAATCTTGAGAACAATCTTGTGAACAATCTTGAGAACAACGAGGTAAAATACGAATCGACTTACTATTTCAACCATTGGGTTGGTTGGGTTGGATTCTATGATTTCATTCTCAACGAAATTTTTCCTACTAAGATACATGAACACAAGGACTTCGTTGACTTTATGGAAGCCTTGCAGCACGTACATTTAGTAATTCCATGTGAAGACACTGTTATATTATCAGATAATCCAGTTTCTATTACATTAGACGGCGCAGGTAGATTACACCACGAAGAAGCGCCTAGCCTCATGTATTCAGATGGATACTCTTTATTCAACATGAATGGAATTTCTGTGCCCAAGTGGGCAGTAGAAACTACTAGAGCAGATATTGATCCTAAAAAAGTACTAGCCTTGGAAAACACAGAGCAAAGATACGTTTTAATGAAATACGTAGGATTGAGCAGTTTTCTAAAGGAGCTGAATGCCAAAGAGCTTCATAACTATAAAGATTACAAACTCTATAACTTAACTGTTGAAGGAACTACAATAGGTCCGTACCTATACATGAAGTGCCCGTCTTCCGGCAGAGAGTTCTTAGAAGGGGTTGGGACGCCAAAAGAAAATATTTCTGTTGACGAGAACATTAAAACGTGTCAAGATGCATTGAAGTGGAGAGCAAACAAAGCAAGCGCTGAGTTAATGACAAAATTTAACCTAGAATGGAAGTACCAAGCATGAAAAAAGTAGAAATGGTAGGACATCAAGGCGACGTAGTAATTTTTGAAGTAGACGAGTTTCCGGAAGGAGTCAGAGTTCAAAACGAGCTGACTAAAAAAAGTCAGTTAGCTCTTGGAGAGCTAAGCGGGCATAACCATTATTTTGAGGATGCTACTGCTGTGGATTTGTTTAAGATCCAAGATCCTGCGTACTCAGGGCTATCATTTTTTGAGACTCGTAAGCCCGCGAAGCTCGTGCACGGCCTAATCAAAGGCTTTAAGGGCACAGAGGCTGATAAAGACTATCACTCTGAGCTTCTCCTTAAAGAGGGAAAGAAGTACATCACAGGAATCGTTGAGGAAACTGACTGGTTGACGCGCACTGTGCGAAGGGTAATTGATTGAAACTTAACCAAGCTGGAATGGACTTAATAAAGCGATTCGAAGGGTGTAGGTTATCGGCCTACCCCGATCCTGCTACTGGTGAAGCTCCGTGGACAATTGGCTACGGGTGTACGGGTACCGGAATACAGTCCGGGGTCACCTGGTCGCAAGAAGAAGCCGACAGCGAGCTAGCTCTCAGGCTTAAGTACCTCGCTGGCTCAGTTGCTAACCACGTAAGCGGGCTGAACGACAACGAGTTCTCCGCCATAGTAGCCTTTACGTACAACGTGGGCATAGGAAATCTGCTGTCTTCTACGCTGCTCAAGATGGTTCAAGACGACGATATAGAAGGCGCTAGCCAGCAGTTCCTTGCTTGGGACAAGGCAGCGGGTAAAGTGATGCAGGGCTTACTGAACCGAAGGCAAGCCGAGATGGAACTATTCTTAACTCCAGTGGAGGAATCATGACTATCGTGGCCTGCGTTCTGTCAGTAATGATTAACGGAGAAGCCGTTTTGACGTACATCACCGGCAAGCTAGTAAAAGACACGGGCTCGTTTTACATCGTTGACTTCTCTGGCGGAGCTGCTGACATGCCAGACGAGGTTAAATCAAACATGAAGAACTACTCGGTCTCTAAAGATGACTGCGTTACCAGAAAGTACGAGGGTAAAAAATGATATCAAGGATTATTTTCTTTATTTTGAGCATGTCTACGCCCTGCTTAGGGCAGCATGACAGCAGCATTGACAGATTGTTCTATAGCAGGTCTACTGTGGTTAAGACCAAGTTAAATAGATCTGTGTTTAAAACTCAAATGGTAAAGATCGCCATTATCGACACTGGTTATAGCGCTCCGCCCAACATGCCGGATAGTCTACATATAAAACTATGCAAGACAGGTCACTATGACTTCAGCACTAACACGTCCACCGTTGGTTACTCAGGAAGTAACCACGGCACCGTCGTTGCTACCATTATAGCCTCGATCCTAAGGGACGTGAACTACTGCGCTATTATCTACCAGGTAGACGACGGCGGAGAACCCAGCATGAAGTCCATGATCAAGGCTTACAGGATGGCTAGACACGAAGGCGTCGTGGCCGTTAATCTTAGCATCGAGGGCATTGACCATGACTACACGGAAGCCCTTGCCTTAAAAGATTTAGCTAACAGCGGAGCAACGGTATTCATCGCAGCAGGTAACAGAAATCTCAACATGACGCAAGTTTGCATTTCCTACCCGTCTTGCTACAAGCTAGCCAATACAGTAGTAGTGGGAGCAACAGGCTTAGACGACAACGAACATAAAGCAGGCTATTCTAACTACGGCCAGGAGGTAACGGCTTGGTACCCAGGATCAGTTATATTCAACGGCGTCAGGCAGAACGGTACTTCGTTTGCAGCTCCAAGAGCTTTAGCAGACTTTGTTTATGCCTTTGTCTCTTTGCCGTCGTTCAAGTAAAGGCAGACGTTAACATGGACGCAGTTAACTCAGCAGCGAGGGCATTTTACTTCGAGGAGCACTTCGACGAGTGGGCTAAGTACTCCCAGAGAGAGTACGTAGATACGAAGTTCAGTAAAAGTATGCAGAACACTGCTCTGTCTGTATACTCGATAGTTAAGATGATTTCCGATAAATACGTCGGAGTAACCTGGAGGTTTCCGTGAATAACTTTGAAGTACTAGTATTCATATTGGTAGTTTGTAACTATCTTATTGGATGGGTGTTTGGCTATCTTACTGGTCGTGCCTGTACTGAATTAAAATATAAAGAACAAAAGCGTCTGGATGACATTAAGGCTTTGAATCCTCGCCGATGAAATACCTGCTCATTTTCTTATTCTCTATGTCTGCGTACTCAGAGACCTCGTTTCTAGCTGGATCTATTACCTATCACTTCCTTGATTACGCGAATACCAACGAGCAGTTCTCTAACAAGATCGGCTACGGCGGTAGTCTGATAGCTAACCCGCTGTTTGCCTACAGACAAACTGAGTACGAGGAAAACGAGACTTACTCAGCTTTGATGCTGTTCGGCGGAGAGAACTCAATTGGTAACCCCATGGGCGGCGCTGCTCTGTCTATCGGCCTCCACGACGAGTCTTGGAAAGTAGGGTTCATAGCAGGTAGCTACCTGCAGAACGACCAGCAGTTCGCCGATAAGAACATAGACAACCTTGACGTTCACCTAGGTAACGTTGTTGGTTTGGCTGTAATTATTGGTATGGAGTTCCTGTACAACATACCTGGTACGAGCCTATTCCTGTACGACGTTATAACGCCTACGCTGACTACGTTATCGTTAGGTATGAAATTCTAATCTAACTTTGTTTGAAACTAGTATCAGTTTGAGACTTACTGCCGTCTACTTCGATCTTCTTTTGAGACACTTTACCTAGGAATGCGGCGCTTAGAAACGTGGTACAGATCAAGCTAATCCCAGAATAGTCAACAGAAGGCTTATTAAGCCCTATGATAGCGATTATCATGGCGGCTAGACAGCAAGTCAGGCTCATTACTCGCATGCAGCTAACGTCTCCAGAATCGCTTAAAAGGGCTTTTAGGAACTTCATGCTACCGTCTTTCAAGTTAACTACTAGGACTAAAAGTAGCATTGTCCGTCGTGGTGCATCCTATTTGTACTGGAGAACCATCTGTACACGTCGTGTTAGTCACCACTACCCAGACGTAGTTAGGATCGAAGTAATCATCCGCCTCTGCTACCTGGGTGTTAATGATAGTTCCATTTTGTATCTTAGCGTATGTATCGCTCATTAGTTCTTCCACTCCACTAGTATAGCTCCTGCAGCACCGTTACCGCCAGCGTTTGCTCCCGTTGCAGTTCCATTAGCTGCTCCGCCTCCTCCAGATCCATAGCCCGTACTGGCTAAGCTTCCTCCTCCAGTTGTTACGGATGCCAGCGAAGATCCGCCGCTGCCCAATATAGTGCTTCCTCCAAAACCTGACGTAGTGTTATTAGACGTGCCTCCGGTAGCTCCACCATTTTGTCCTACGATGTTAATTGTTCCGTTAGTAGCAGTACCGCCTGCACCGCCTTGACCTGGATCTCCAGCAGGTCCGCCTGTACCACCGCCACCAGTATAAGTAGTAGCTCCAATTGTTAGCGTCGTGTTACCTCCAGAGCCGCCAGCGCTGTTCGACGCGCCAGTTCCTCCAGAGCCAATAGCAATCGTGTAACCAGTCGACGGAGAAAGACCTGTTACGTACGCTATTACGACTCCACCCGCACCGCCGCCAGGAGCATGCTCGTCGAGAGCAGCCGGGGTACCGCCGCCAGCGCCGCCACCACCAACAATGGTGAATTTAAAAAGCGTTGCAGTCGTTATGCCTGCTGGAGTCGTGTACGTAGTTCCAGATGTTATGAAATTAACACCAGCAGTAACCGTGCCGTTCCAAACCCCAGCAGTTACCGTGCCTACGTTGGAGTTTCCGTTTACCTGTAACTTCTGAGTACCGCTGTCTGTGGTGGTACCGATGAGTAAATTCCCCGTGGAGTTTAACCGCATTGCTTCTGCTGCAGTTGTTGAGCCAGTAGGAGTTACTTCGAACTGTAGATACGTAGCGTTTGACGTGTTAGTAAACGTCTCGCCTGCTACAATATTAATTACGCCAGTAGAGCCTGTAGGAAAGGAGGAAGCTCCGTATCCCTGCCCGCTCATGAAATTCAATAGATTTCCAGAGACCGCAGCAGTAGGACTACCAGCGGTGCCGTTAGCGTAGCGACCACGGAAACCTACGCTGTTACCGTAACCGGTTAATTGAAGTCTTTTCGTAGCTCCAGTGCTGTTGACGCCGTCTATGAAAGCATTTGAAGCAGGAGTAGCAGTTCCGATACCAAGAGACAGGTTTGAGTCACTCCAAAAGAAGTTCGCGTTGTCCTGAGTTAACGTACCGCCAACACCCGCAAATATGACACTACCTTGAGTGAATCCGCCGACCTGAGAACCAGTAACGGATAGACTCGGCGCGCTCGTAAGCGCGGACAGCGTAGTCAAAGTAGAGTTACTCGTTGCTGTTATATTAGCCGCGTTTCCAGCTATGTTCCCTGTAACCTGAGATCCCGGCAAAGATAGCGCAGAAAGAGTAGTCAACGTACTATTCGAAGTCGCAGTAATGTTAGCCGCATCGCCTGAAATATTACCAGTTACCTGAGATCCCGGCAAAGATAGCGCTGATAGCGTAGTCAAAGTAGAGTTACTAGTATCAGTGATATTTGCTGCTGTTCCCGTAGTATTTTGGTTCAGAATCGGGAAGTTCGATACTAGCGCTGCAGCTATCGTAGTGCCATTTCCGTATAAAATACCTGTTACAGTCGTAGACAACGTTATAGCTGGCGTAGTAGCTGCGTTCGCTACTGTTCCAGAAAAGCCGTTTGCAGTTACAACAGAAACTGAGGTAACCGTACCGCTACCAGTGTTGGGTTGAAACGTTGGAGCAGCAGTTGGACCGTTCGATACCAGTATGTATCCAGACGCCGCGCCAGGGACTTGCTGGAACGGTGACGTCGACGTCGTACCGGCTAAGATGATTTGATTACTACTGAAAGTAGATTCCCCGGTACCGCCGTTAACTACTGGTAATACCCCAGTAACACCAGTGGTCAACGGTAGGCCAGTGGCATTAGTCAACGTTAGCGCAGTAGGAGTATCGAGAGCTGGAGATATCAACGACGGGCTATTAGACAGTACAACCGAACCGGTTCCAGTAGACGTCGTGGCTCCTGTACCGCCGTAGCCTACAGCAATGGTAGTCCCGTTCCACACGCCGCCCGTTATCGTACCAACAGAAGTAAGGGAGGAATTCAAAACGTTAGAAGCCAGCGTAGATCCAGTCAACGTTCCGGCAGGAGCTATGACTGGGTTTGAGCTAGCTGCAGTTATTAAGCCCTTTGCATTAACCGTGAATGACGGAATAGCCGTGGATGATCCAAATGAGCCGACGTTGGAGTTCACGGTAGCTAGAGTAAAGACCGCACTGCCAGGTCCTGAAGCTGTCCCGTCTCCAGTCAACGCGCTGATGTAATTCCCGCTCGTCGTCAGGGAGTTAAGCAAGTTCGTAAACGTTATTGCATAGTTATTTCCACCCTGCACTAGAGGGTATAAATCCCCATTACTTGTCGTAGACGCCAAGGGTAACTGTGATATCTTCTCGCTAGCCATTTAATGCTCCAAAAGTATGGCTCCGCCGCCATTTTCAAGTTCGATAAATCCACCATTTTCAAGTAACAAGTAATCCGCAGGTGGAATGTTTAAGTTCAATGACCATCCGCCTGCTATCTGCGTCAGAGTGACGGTAGTAACCGTGTTTCCACTGTCCAGAAAAGTCAATATTTCCTCGCCAGTCATGGATACGCTGGTTACTTGATCATAAGTAATGCTTCCAAGGAGTTCTTGGAGCAGTGCGGGAAACGTGAGAGACAATAGAGTAAACGGGATTTCAGCGTTAGGAACGATATTCGTTATCCACGGGCTAGTTCCTTGGTCGCACAGCACTGTTCCCGACACTACCCACGGAGTCGTGCCTTGAGTAACGCTAACAGGCCCTACTATCGTTACTGAGTCAGTCTGAGGTAGATCTATCCAGCCTGACGACACTATGGTCCCTTCGGGTTAATAGTTACGTTTAAAACGCCAGTGCTCGTGCCGCCAGAAGCGTCTGTGTACACGACTCTGACGAAGGTGTAGAAAGCATTCGTAACGTTCCAGGTGTATATTCCAGCAGACGTTATAACGAAGTTAGACCTGTCTATGTCGTTCCAGTTCATTGGTACTTCTGGCTGGTTAGGAGTTGCATACTTAAAGGCATCTACAGAGCCCTGGAGCTTAATGCTGCCATTTGGATTACCCGCGTACACTGCTTGAACTGTGTAGCCAAACAGGTTAACCAAAGGAACTGCTGGGCTAAGTATAGTCGTGTTCATGGTAGCGTTTACTATGATTTGTTCGTTAAAAACGTTCATGCTACCTCATTAGATGTCTAATACCTTCAGCTACGGCTACGAGTACTCCTACGATTTTAAGGAACTTAATAGCTCCCTTGAACTCAGATCTCTCAGCGTCGATGTGGATGACTTTTTCTTCCAGAAGGTTAGTCCTTCGTACGTGCTCTTTAAGGTCAACGGCTTGGCCTGCCAGCGTCATGTCTATAGAAGATATGTGAGAATTGACGCTGTCGAGCTTGTTCTCTATTCTGTCTAGCCGCTGGTCGTCCATTAGTTACCAGAGCCTACGTGAACGTTCAGGATTGCTTTAATGGCGTTCAGGTTTTGATCCGAAGGAGTCGAAGAGCTCAAAACGAACGAGATAACGTCGTTTATGGCGCAGTTCATCGTGACTTTGAGAGTAATAGCGAGTTGAGTGCTAGACGGAGCAGGAGCCGTAGCAACGGTAGTACCGTTCTGCTTGATTAGAATGCTGATACCTGACGCGGGAATCTCGGTTAGCTGGATAGAAGCTACGTGCATAGCTGCGGACAGCACCGTGTAGTTATAAGTATCGAGATTCGTTATGACTTTAGGAGTTAAGAAGTTCGGTATAGTCGTTGCCATTTACAGTCCTTGTCTCAGATTAATTACGCTTTTGATTAAGCTAGGCGGCTGATCAATAGTCGCGCTAGAAGTCACGGCTACCGTTAAGATGTCTCCAACAGCGCAGTTAAACCTAGCATTCATTTCTACGTGGTTAGTCAGCGGAGAAGTAGCTGGAGACGAAAACGAGTTACTCACGCTTCCTGTCTGAGAGATGGTTATAACCAGAGCAGACGGCTCGTTAACAGTCGTGTTAACGTAGATAGAGTGCGCTCCAGCCACGCCTATCTTGTAAGTATCTGTACTTAGTCCGTTTGAAACTGTGGGTTGCATTGTTTTCATGTGTTCCTTAAGACGGTGTTTCCACTATCATGTAATAAAACGAGGTTGTAGCGGTAGCCGCTGCAGATAACGTGAGAGCTGCTGAGCCTGAAGACGGTACTACGCTTCTGACAGCGCCTGCGGTAGCGTCTGCTGTCGTTATAACGACTATAACCATGCTAGTTGCAGTGATTCTTGAGTCTGTGATGGTAGCCGTGCTAGCTGCGGCAGCTACCGTACCGGTGCCGCCAGCGGGATTCGTGATTATATTGCTACCAAAACTTAAAGTACCGGCTGTAGCCCATCCGAACATGTTGGTACCAGTGCCGCTTCGTAACAATCTATCGGCCCAATCAATAGAAACATCGGCACCTTCGTACAGAAGTTTATTATTCCAATCAACAGACGTTGTATTACTACTATCAATCAAAGTACGACTAGGACCTGAAGTGCCGCCCCAAGCTACGGAAGGAACTTGATTAAAATCTAAGAGCTGTAAGACTTGCTCATGCCATCTAACAGTTACTATAGAACCACTAGTTGTAAACAATGCTCTAGCCGTGAGATCAGCAGAAGTCACCCCGCTAGAATCGCCCAAAGATTGATTTACTGCGGTAGGACTAGTCAAGTTAGATAAAGCAGTGTTAGCTCCGCTGCCAGAAGACGCCCAAGATAAATTACCAGCACCGTCGTTCGTCAGCGCTCCAGTGCCTTGAGCTGCTGGCAGAATGACGCCGTACGTAGTTACCGTGGCAGGAACCTTAAAAGTCATGTGGCCAGAAGTGCCGCCGTCGAATTGTAGTCCCGTAGACGCGCCGCCAGTACCAAATAGCTCTAAGAAGCTAGCGTTGCTAGGAGTACGTACTTGAACGTTACCGTTTTGAGAAACTAGCTCAAGAACGCTTCCAGTAGATCCAAATATAACGCCAACAGGACCAGTGAACTGGATGCTGCTGGCGTTCGTCTCAACAGCGTTAGCTGCATTTATGGCCACTCTGCCGAACTGTGAGCCCATGCCAACGGAGCCGTAGTTAGTGAAGTTAACGGCGCTGTTGTTACTCAACGTAATGTTTGTACCGTCCCAGGTCATGTTGGCAGATCCGCCGAACGTTCCTGAAGAGTTGAACTGTATGTCTGTGTTAGCTCCGCCGGGAACGACGGGAGTAGCCGTAGAGGCGATGGTTATGTTACTGCCAGATGGAATAACAGATATACCTGTACCGCCGACGAGACTAAGAGCACCAGTCAGGCTATTTAGGGAAGTGACTCCCGATCCGCCTCCACCTTCAACAGGATATGACGCGTAGAAGTTATCTGCCATATTAAGCTACCTTAGCGTTGATGGTAGCGTTCATGGTACCAGTACCGCTAGTTCTGTTATAAACGAGCCGCATGGCGTAGCAGCCAGTAGCGTCTACGTCTACGAACCCGTTGCCGGTAGATCCTGAAACCGTAGTTGGAGCGCTCAGAGTCAGTGTAGTCCAGTTACCTGGGTTGTTAACCGTGCCGTCTGCGTTCTGGCTGTACGTATTTGAGACCTGCACGGACATAGTGCCCACAGGAGCCACTCCAGACGTCCAGGAGACGTCGTAGCCTATCATGGAGAGATTCTGCACTATGGTAACGGCTGAGATGATGCTAGAGCTCATGTTGCCGTTAGTTATTACTGAGAAGGGAGAGAGAATTGGTCTAGAAGACATCTTGCACCTTATGGGTAAGCTGTTGATTAAGCTGCTGTATGTGGTAATTAGTCACGGCTAGTCCTGTCTGACTCGGCGGCCTGGGTAGCGGTCTTGTAGGAGTTATTAGATTTACCCAACGAACTCGTGGACTTGCGGTTCTTACCCTGAGGCACGGGAGGCGGAGGTCTAGGAATAGGCTGAGCCGCTACTATGTTCATAGGCGTCATTGAGGAGTCCATCGGCTGGCCTAGAAACAGGGATATACCTATCTTGGTCTTGTAGGGAATGTTCTCCTCGTTAGCCCTAGCTGAAGCTAGCTCGTTCGTTAGGTCCTGGGACATCCTACTGTAAAGGTTTGGATACATGGCCTTTAGGTCCTGGACGTCAGTGGTCTGCAGGGTACCGCTCTTTACGTGCTGGAGGACTATGGCGGGCTGCTGGGCTATGTCTAAAGCCCTGTTATACCTGGCTGTCTGAGCAGGCAGCGGCTTAGCTGGAGTGTCCAGAGGACTGTTTTGGTTAGTCTGGGGCTTAAGGGACTGCAGGTATTGGGTTGCTTGAGTCGTAGTCTGGCTCAGAGCGGTCTGGTGCTGCGGAAGGTAGTGCCCTACGTTGACGTTCTGGGAGTTGGTCTGCAGCATGTTCGAGTTATTCTTCGAGACGGCTTTGTCTAGCTTCTCCCTGTCAGCCTTGTCCGGCATTAAATTCGTTGGTACTATCTGGGCTCCTGCCTTTAAGACGTTACTAGAAGCCTTTGCTAGTAACGACTCTCCCTTGTACGTAGCGTGTATGAAGTCCACCATGGCCTTGAAGCCCTCGGACTTAATGGGAGCGTCTGAGCTCATGAATCTAAGGTAGGCTAGCTTGTACGACAGTGGAGCGTCCACGGCCATCCTGTTAGCAGTCTCGCCGAAGAGAAGGCTAGCTATAGGCCCGTGGCCTGTTAGCCATCCTACGGCTGCTAGCGCGCTAGTAGGCAACGATTTAAATATCTTCATCATACCCGCTGGTGTACCAGAGTCCCTAGGGCTGGGAATGCCTTTGATTAGCTTCTCTGCCGCGTCTGCTTTATTGATTGCATCCTGCGGTAGTACCGTTCTAACGTATTCCGGAGCCTCAGCCATGCGCTTCCTGATGATGTCGTTTAACTTTGAGACGTCTATAGGAACTTCGCCCTTCTTGTTGGCGGCTAGTATAGCTGGCTTGATTAGCTGCTTTCTCTCGTTCATTACTACGTGGCCAAACGTGTCTGGAAAGTTCTTCTGCAGGAACGGGATGAAGTCCGAGTTACCCTCAATTGAGAACTTAGACAACAGCTTCTCGGGAGCGATCTCGTCCTTAATCGTTCTCATTAGTCCTGCGTATCCAGACGGGCGCTTGATCCCAACGTGAGACGCTAAATCATCCATGGTTTGTCTGAAGCCAGAGTAGTTCTTGTTGACGGCTTCGTTCTCGGCTCCGAAGGCCTGGCTCACGTGAGCGTCGTGGAAGTTAGAGATATTACTTTGGATTGAGCTGTAGGCCTTGATCTTGTTGGTATTACCTGATCTCAACGCTTCTCTGAGCTCTCCGCCTACTTCGGACTTCAATTGATTCAGGTCGCCTATGCTCTCAACGTCTAAAAGTCTGTCTCCGAAGTCCGAGTAGATCTTGTAGTACGGGGAGTTAGCGTTGAAGTCCGTCATGCCTCGCTCCAGGAGCTTATCTCTCTGGAACAGCTTGTCGTCGTCGTTTAGCTTGATCTTAGAGGCTTTGGCGTCTCTTGCGTCTAGTTCCTTAGCCAGCGGCTCGTACTTCTGCTTAAACTCGTTCTCAAAGGCAGCGGAGAGGTTCTTACCTGCCTTGTTCTCTGAGTAGTCGAGTACTTCTTCTGGCTTGACTCCAACGGACTGAGCCACGGAGTCGCTAGCGTTCTTCTTTAAAGTATCAATAGAGTCAAGTACTTCTTTGTTCTCAGAGCGTCTCAGCGTACCAAAGTACTCGTTGGCCTTTGCACTGTCAGACATGCCTGAGCGCATTACTGGATCAATCTTGATTCCTAGAGTCTGAGCTGCCTTTTCCTGCTCTTCTGGCAGCATGAGGCGGTTAGATCCGTCGACGTGGTTCTTTACCATGCCTAGCAGGTCGTCTACCTTAGGACCTATGGTGGCCTTCCATAAGGGAGACACTGCACCCGTGATGAAAGCACCGCCAGCGCCTCCTAGAGCTGCTGCCATGCCTATATTTGATATGGCGGACTCTGCGGAGTAGTCTGGATCTTGGAGGATCTTCTTAGCCGTCTCGTCTCCACCTTGAAGAACTGCCATCTCAGCGGCCTGCTGTACTGCGCTTGAGCCTACTCTGGCTCCGTAGGAGGCCTCTTTGCCTAGGTTGGATAGTCCGAGAGCTTCCGTGGCGGCCTTACCGGCTTGAGACATCACTTCTGCCTCGCCAGTACCAGTCATCATGCCAGCAGTGAAGCCGCCTAGCTCTCCAACTGTCTTGGCTATTGGATGCTGAGCCGCTCTGCCGCGTATCGCTTCAGGACTCGTGAACTGTGACTCAAGGTAAGGAGCTACAGGGCCTAGTAGACCTTGAGCTACTCCCTCGCCTGTCGCTATAGCGCCTTGCTTGGCGCCGCCGTATGCCTCTTCTTGGGACTGGAACTCAGATACGGGTATAGCTCCAGCAGGTGGTTGCGTACTAGCAACCCCAGGGCTCTGAGCAGCTTCGAACTGATCTACGGGGATAGCGCCTGCTGGAATGTCCATTACTTGACTGGAACCATGTAGTTACCTTCGCGACGGTACTGTTTTCCGTCTTTACCAGTTACTATTTGGGGTTGTTGGGCTTGAGGCTGATTCTTTACAGGCAAGCCGTAGTTTGACTTAAGTATGTTGCCCTGCATCCTGTTGGAGTCCAGGATTGTCTTGATCTTAGGCTCTGAGCTAAGCGTCTTAAAGGCTCCTGCCGGGTTGTCGTCAACGAACTTCTGCAGCAAGGGCTTCTCTGACTCTCTGAACACCGTTCCCAACAAGCCTTCTCTGATGGCCTGCTGGAGGATCATGGACTTCTGGACGCCAGTGTTGTACTCAGCCGTACCCGGTACTAGGTTAGTGTGGCTCTGGGCGTAGCTAAGCACGTCGTTACCTATTGAGTCAAGCTTTTGATGAGCGATTAGCTGCTGTCTAGCCGCGTCTGGAACTGGAATGCTGCCTATACCAATACCTGGTACTCGTCTAGATTCCATTTCCTTAGCCATCTCTGGGTTCATGACGCGTAGCATGCCTATGGTGTGGTTAAGAGCTCCTTCGTCTTGGGAGTTACCGCTGTTAGCGATGTTAATCATGGACTTGCGCAGCGCCATCTCCATCTGGAGAGGAGCGTAGGCGCGCATTAGCTCGCCTTTCTTCTGCTGAAGGATGCCTGCCTGGAGTCCTTTGCCGCTAGCGGCTAGCTGGTTTGACTTCTGGTCTAGGCGTCTTGTCAAGTCATCGTTGAGCATTAGTCTAGTCATGTCTACGGCGTCTCTGTTGTTGCCGAACTGCTGTATGTTAGCCCTAAGTAGGTTTCCTCTTGCGTCTAGATTCTTGGCTTGAGCTTCCATGTTCTTGTCTATCTGGAACTTTAAGAAGTCAACCGCTGCGTTCGGCTTAGACGTTGGATTAAATCCGGCTATGATCATTCCGATAGCTGCGGCTAGCTTGCTGTGGCCGCCGTTGCCTTGAGCGTCGCCCTTCCAGTACTGGTCTGGATCAATGAAGTTATTCTCGATGTCTTTTACGTGGTTCTGACGCTCGTTCTCTAGGTTGTTGTACTCGTTCTGGAAGTTCGTTTGAGCGGTTTGCCTGGATTTCTGGTCGTCTACGTAGGCTTGCTGCTGGAGCTGGGCTTGTCCCTGGAGGGCCTGGCTCTGGGCCTGGATGCCCTTGAGCTCCTGGCTCTTAGCCGCGTTGAGGCTAGACGAATACTTGTCAAAGGCGTCTGGAGAACTACCGGCAGGAGGCGGCTGCTGCGGAGCCTGGGTTTGGTCCATTGCTTGCGGCTGAGCTGCTGGAGCCTCAGGAGTACCACCGGCTGGAACCTCTAAGGGAGAAATGCCTAGGGACTGCCTGCGCTTATTTTCTTCTAGTATGCTGTTTCTTAGGCTGTCTTTAGCCGTAATGTCGGACTGAGCGGACTTCTCGTTTGAGGTTCGCTGGTTCTCAGCCATGTTCAGCGCAAACGTTCTGGCCTGGGACTCAGACGCACCGGACTTCAGCGTTTGCTTGTAGATCCTGTCGTATATCGTAGCGTAGTCATTGGGATTAACGGCTGGAGGCTCGCTTGAAGCAGGAGTCTGCAGCGGCTGGTTAAGGTTTAGCTCAGTCGGGCTAGCCAGCGGGACGTTAGCGGCAGCATACGGAGGATTCTTCTCAGGCACGGTGTCGTCGTTGTTATTGATCTGACTCGCGTTCTTCAGCGGAGTTACGTCGTTCGTGCCTTCTGCGTACTCCTGGATGTTTCCACCTTTGGCATATGTCTTTTTTGGAGGGATTACAGGAACCTCTTTACTAGGTTGCATCGCCTGGTTAGGAGCACCTGGATCTGGGACCATCGGAGCGCCTATCTTGGCGTTCACCACGTTCTGCGGTAAGGCTTGGTCGTGGACGGCTTGCTGCTCCGCCGCCGGAGCTGACCTGGTCTGTTGCTTTCTGTCGGCTTGCTGCTGAGAGATGAGCTGCACTAAGTGAGGAGAGTTCTCGATTTGCCCCCAGAGCGTTGGATTCACCGGGTTAGCTGGTACTTCTCCGTTAGGTCCGAACATGTCGGCTGGAGACGTAGCCGCTCCGCCGCTGGCAACGAGCTGGTTATAGAGGTCTTTTTTAGCTTGGATGGACGAGTCAACCGGAGGAAGGTTGGCCTTCATCTCTCTGGCTTCTGTCTGGGCGTTAACGTCGTTGACGGCTCCGCCATCAGCAAAGCCCATGCCTGTCTTGATGTTAGACCAGGTCTTTGACAGGTCCTCTCCCTTGTTTATGTCGTCCATGGCCTTCTGAGCCTTGTCTGGATCGGGCTCTTGAGTCTTACTAGGTACGGGAGAAGGACTAGGAGTAGGTCCGCCGTCGTAGAACATGGCTGAAGGCGCTGACGACGGATTAGGAGACACCTGAGGAGCTGGTTTACCCTGGTGCTTCGTCTCGTCTGCTTGTAGCGGTGTCTTGTCTTGAGACGATATCTTGGACAAAGCGCTTAGCTGCTTCTGGAACTCAGGAGACATCGAGTTATGAGCGATCTTTAGCTCGTGTCCGTCTGCGTGACGAAGCGTAGTAGTGTCCTTGTCAGACTTGATATGCTTGAACTTCTTTAGATCCAATACTACTTTGGACGACATTACTTACCCTTAGGTGGTAAACCACGGTGCTTAGCTATGTGGGCATGGACGAACTTCATTGCTTCGAAGTGCGGGCGCTTGGACTGCATGATCTCGTTAGGGATTACTATGCCGCCGGACTCAAGGTTTTTCTTTACCGTATCGTTACGGTAGTCGTTACCCTTGTACTTAGGCTTACCTGGGATCTTCTCGCCGACTTTGAGTGGATTAGATCCTTTTTTGACCTTCTCAACGTCCTTAGGAGGCAAGTACTGCTCTCCAGGCGATACCATTGCTGGGACTTTGCCTCCCTTAGCGAACGAGTCTTCTGCTCCTACTAGGCTTCCTAGGCCGCCTGTAGAAGATCCTGCCGCCGACGAGTAAGGATCTGATCCCACGTCTGGGGTTGCTTGAATGCCGTTTTGAGCGTAGCTAGCGTCTGGAGAGACTTGGTTGATGTTGTTGCCCGTGGCTTGGTCGCCTGAACTAGAGCTGGTGTCTAACCCAGAACTATTGTACTGGCTTATAAGACCTTTACCTAGACTCGCGTAGTTAGCTGACTGATCTCTTGCTTGAGGCATGGTAGCGCCCGCTGCGATGCTGTTCGAGGGAGACGAAGACGAGGACTGTCCGTTAAGATATTGACCTACGTTGGACTGAGGGCCAGACATGTTGCTAGAAGTTTGATTAATTGGATTCTGACCTATTTGCACCGGAGTGATGTAAGGAGTGCCTTCGGCGTAGTGCTGGGGAGCTGACTGAGGGACTTCTCCGCCTTCAGCGGCTAACAGCATGGCGGCACCAGCGGCACCTGCTAGTCCTCCCAGCATGTTCTGCTGCCCGGCCATCTGCTGTCCTGCTAGCGCGGTGTTATTAGTATTAATATTGGACTGGAGTCCTGCTGCCGTTGCGTTCTGACCAGCTATAGCGCCTAGCAAGGCTGACTGAGAGCCCTGAGCGGACTGCATGTAAGAATTCGTTGCGTTGGCCTGCTGGCCTACCTGGTTAGTAGCTAGTCCCTGCATGCTGTTTAGAGCTCCTAAGCTCTGCTGAGCCTGAAGCGTAGCGGCCTGGCCAGCGGACTGCTGCTGGGTTTGAGCGCCTTGCTGGGAGGCTTGGCGAGCCATTAAACCAACGTTAGCGTTGCTGCCTCTCTGGCCAGCCATAAGAGCTGCTTGGTTAGCCACGTTAGCGCTGGTAGCCTGAGCTAGCTGAGCCTGAGCAGGGTTAGGTCCCGTTCCGTTGGCTACGCCTTGGAGCTGGTTGTATACGCTTTGTTGGTTTTGAATGCCGTTTTGGGCCTGGAGGGCTTGGAGGAACTGTTGTTGCTGTTGGAGACCTGTTTGAGTCTGGCCGTAGGCTGTATTGGCCTGGGCTGTAGTAGTCGGTTGCTGCATGATTGAAGGATTTTGTCCGTTGGCTGCCTGGAAGCCAGAGCCTGACGCTCCGCCTGCCGCACCTAAAAGACCGCCGATAAAGCCCAATTAATCTCCTAAAGCTAATTAGTTGTATCTGACGCTAAGTAGCTGTATGTGGTGAATAGTCACTCAGGGACAAGGCTATTAGCTTCTGGTGGGTTTCCTTAAAGCCAATGGATTTAGCGCGTGTTAAAACGCCTTCGTCAGAGGTAAACGATATAATAGCCTTTAAATCCAATGCTTTAGCGTCTTCAATGAGGGACTTAACAATTAAGTTAAGTCCCTCGTGACGTAGTTTAGAGCCGAAGAACGGGTTAGAAGCCAGGGTGTCTATCTGGGCGTACCCGCCTTCTATTCGTCTGAGGAAGCCAGCCGCTACTGGCTGTCCGCTGAGTAGCGCTATGTACCCGATCTTAGGCAGCGTTTTCATGGATATGTCTGTCAGGTGCGGGAACTTGTTGGACTCAAGCATGTCGCTCAGCAGGGGTAAATGCTTGAACTTAAACGGAGTAACTGAAATTTCACTATCCAAAGGACTGGTTCGCAGACTGAGTTCTGCTTCCTTTTTTAATTCCAACGGTGAGCATTAGCCCTGACAGGGATAATCCCTCTCCGTAAGCCGGGAATCCAGTGGAATACAGTGCTGGCTGTTCCTGTACAGATACTTGAAAGCTCTGGCATTTCTGCTTCTCGGGGAACAGTCTGGCGCTGAACACGTTGCCGTCACCGTTAGATCCTCCCCACTTAGGCCCGCTACCCCACTGAGCCTCGTTACCCCAGTTCTGGGCGTAGTTATTGGGTAATACCTGGATCTGCTGCTGGCTAGAGGAGTTGTAGTTATAAGCTAGGTTCACTATAAGCGAGAACGGCGTGAAGAACGTTCCCAAGAGGTTAGCGAAGTAAAACCTCTCGTATCCCTGTATGCCAGCTACGTTGATCCAGGCAGTCGTGAACTGCATTAAAATGGGATTATCTCCGTCTAGATATACTCCGGGAGTCTCTTGGAACACCTGGCCGAGGGTGTTTATGTACGTGTGCGAGCTCTGATACAGCGTTGCCGACACGGCGTTGACGTTCGTGTGCGTTCCCCACTGCTGGAAGTAGTAGTCATACATGAGCGTAGTGGAGTTACCTGTTAAGACGAAGCGGACTTGGTTCGTACCTGGTATTGTCTGGGAGCTAGCTACGGGAATGGCGTTAAACTCCTCTACTGGAGCGCCGATGTACTGAGTGCTCAGGTCTCTGCCCAGAAGCCATATACCCTTGTCGGACTGGAACATGACGCCGTTTGGCACGAGTATAACGCTGTTAGGGTTGTTACAGCCAACCGTACTAGTAATGAATACCGGATCTGAGAACGTGCTGTTTGCACCTGTATTGTCAGGTCCGTTACCGTTTATGTAGTAAATCGCGTCTTTTTTGAAGATAATTAGCTTGTCGTCCATGGCTGACAGCGCAGTCATAGGTCCCGTAGAGCCCTGAGCTCCCGTCGTGGGAGCTACGAACAGAGTTAAGAGGTCTGACATCTCCACTGGAACGGCTTCTATTACTTTCTTCGAGAACCACAGTAAGTTAGGATCTTCTGCATCTATCAGGAATAGCCTGTTGTTGAACAAAGCAGATGCGACAGATGCAGGAGCTGCTATGTCCTCGATTACCCCGCCTGTGGTGTATAGCAGCGTCTGGCCCAGGATGCTGGAGTACGGAAACGTGTCCACTATCGTCGTGAAGTCCAGCCCAGTAGTACTCGTGTCTGTGTTAGTACCGTCCGTCCAAGTAGACGAAGTAAAAGGAGTATTCGATACCGGCATCTGGATGCTAGTGAACTGGTAGTAGACTTGCTGCTGAACGCTCCAGCGGTACCCGACGATTCTAACCGGGTTCGGAGCTAGCTTGTACGTTAGCCTAAGCGTGGGAACGTATATAGTGTTGCTGGACGTCGAGCCGGTGTTCGTAACAGGAAAAGGGATGCTAGGAGCTGACCTGTGGAGGTTTCCTGCGTTGTCTGTCCACTCGTAGGTAAACACGTAGTAGTACGTGTCTGCTGTGATAGCTCCGCCAGTAGTTGACGGAGTTACTAGGATGTTCTCAGGCCACACCTGGAACCCGTGCTCAACTACCCTTACGCCGTCGTACTCCCAGAGCTGTCCGCCTGTTAGGTGCAGGGCGTTGGCTATCTCAGACGAGTACTGCTTAACCGTAGGGGAGTTACCAAACGTAGTAAAGATGCAGAGATTAATGCCTGTCTGGGTATATATGGCGTTTACTGGCGTTCCTGCTGGCAGGTTAGTTCCCTTGTTAACCGTTGCCAAGAAATCCGTTACCAGGTACGGGATATACATCTCAGTACCGGCAGTTACGAACGATGGTAATACCTGAGACGATGCATAGCCGCCGCCGTTAGAGTACGCTAGCCTTGTGCTTATCCTGCCGATGCTGTCCATTAGGAAGTACGACGGCTGGTTAGAGTCATTCGTGGCTGGAGTAAGGTTCTCGTCGCCGTAAGCCGTTAGAAACAGGATTGTTCCGTTGCTGATGGCTGGCTTAGAGGCTAGCCCTACTGATCTAGCGATAATTGTAGTCGGACCGACTACGCCTAGGCGAGTTACAGTTAGCGCTGAGATGTAGTCCGTTCTTATGTTGTCGCTGCCGTATGTGTAGAAATTAATGTTTTGGTAGAATATTGACAGAATCCCGTTTTGGACTATGGAAGTGATCTCAGCTATGGGCGTGTCTGTTATGATAGCTGTTTTAGCCACCAGAGGCACTAAAACGAGGTTAAACGAGGCCGTGAACCCGTCGTCCAACCCTGAATCCCACCAGGTCTGCCATACGATGTTGTTCACTGGGTCAACTGTTATGGACATGAGGTCTGCTGGAGCGCTCGTAGTGCTAGTGGACGGAGACAGAGCCAACGACGAGGTGAGGTAGGCTATCTTAACTGACGTTCCAGTTGAGCTCCAACCTATGAACAGGGTGTTATTGTACGAAAATGCGTCGTATCCTGCCGTCAGACTCGATACCGTAGAACTGATGGTAGCAGTTGGCAGAGGAGCGCTTGGGTTAGCTATAGGAATAGGGACGTACTGGAGCGTAGGAGTAGAGGTTATGTTCGCTATAAACGTTATGATGAAGTAGTTCTTAAGAAGAAAAACTCTCGGCTGTCCAGCAGTTGCGGGTAGAGCTGTTCTGCTGACGATTTGCTGGCCAGTGTTCGAGTCAGAGATTTGGTAGTAAGCTACTGAGTTGTCTACGTAGGCCAGGCAAGTCAGCCCGTTGGCCGTTATGGCGGCATCTGGAGCGGTTTGAGAAGTGCTCACCCGGACTAACGGCTGAGTCTGGATGTTAAACGGACGGATGAACCCCTCGTCTAGCCACTGGTTCGTGTCTTCGCTGAAGGCGTAGAGTTCGGACTCCAGAGCCAGCAGGTTGTCGTTGAGGGTAGCAAGAGTAGGAGTCTGCAGGATCGGAGCAGTAGTTAAGATATCGAATCCGTTGCGCTTGCTTAGTCTGGCAGAAGTGGTAAACACGGAGTTCTGAAGGGAGCTAAACGTTCCTATTTGGAGCTGGTACGGATCAGTTTTAGTGTCCAGTCCTTTAATGAAGTTAATTGGAACTTGTTGCTTTTGGAGTGCCATTATAGCTCGTAGGCTACTAGCTGAATATTTTTTATGTTTATAGTAGGAACACCGCTAGTAGAGGTTACTAGAGCTGATACCGAGTAAGTGTAGGTACCAGCAGCTATTACGTCTAGGTAGTTAAACGACGAGGGCGGGACAATGACATTATTAGACGTACTTGTAAATATTCCTCCTCCAAAGCTTTGCGTAACTATTTGAGTAGCACCTCTTAGAAAGCATATTTGACCAACTAATGTCTCACTTGAGCTCGTATTTGCTGAAAGAAATATTTCTGAGCCTGCTACTGGATTCGCAGACGAGCTTATAAGCATTAACATAACTGGTCTACCGGTAGTCGTAATGGTAACGGTAGCGCCAGATACAGCTACTGGGCTACTGTTAGCAGTGGAAAAAGAAGTAACGTTTGAACTAACTTGCTGGCCGACGGCGGTTAAGTTAGTCCTGCTAATAGTGTTAGAAGCTACGTTGCTGCCCGTAATCGTAGCCGAAGCTATGTTAGTTCCAGTTATACCGCCAGTAGTTGAAGTACCGGCTACGATGTTGCCTGAGTTGTCAAGCGTTAAGAAGCTAGTTCCAGACGGCAGCAAAGGAAGTATTAGTGCGTACGGCGTTGGACCAATGAGAGTTGGAGGAGAGATAGTAATCCCGCGAGTAGTAGCTGCCGTGTTGGGACGAATCGTAATGGAGCCTATGTCGAAGTTAGCCGGGGTAGTCGGCAGAGAGCTCTGAGTTTGAGTCCATATGAACGTACCTGCTACGTAGCTCTCGCCTGGTATGGCCGCCGCCGTCGCGTTAACCACGCCGTTAGTGGTGATCTGAGTCGACACTCCGTTGCTGTCCGTATACCAGAGCTCGTTCGTAGTGGACACGGGAGCTACCGAGATGGCCTGCCTAGTAGTCGTTGGTAAGCTCTCAGCAGTGTACTGCGTAGTTAGGAGGTTAGTAGCCTGGTTGTTCTGAAACGTCAAGTCCGCGTTGATGTTCAGCCCAGACGGGTTAATCGGTATGCCCTTGCCTAGACTATGGTTATGAGAATCAATAAGACTAAAGCAAGAGTTAACGTCAAAGGCATACTGTGGTCCTGGTTCTTGTCCTACTGAGGGAACTGGAAGCTGCATGTTAGGAGAAGTCGTGAACATTAAAACACCACCAAATCGACTGTGACGGTTGTAGAGGCTACTAGGTCAAGAGTTAGCTGCGGAGTCTGGTTAGCGTCCTGAGTGTCGTATATAGTAGCAGAGACGTTTCTGATTCTAGACGGATACCAGCCTTGAAGGTTCCTGCCTAGCAGGTGATTCACCGAGTTATGTCCAGTAGTCAGCATGACGCTCTTCAATACGCTAGCGTTGTTCGTAGGGCTGTTTATCACCGGGTTAATGATGCTGGCCCACTTGGTTAGGAGCTGGGCAAAGGTTAGCTGCTGGGGTAGGAGGGTCACTAGAATCCCCCCACAGCACCATTGCGACCGCCAGACCATCCGTTAGCCCAGTTACCGTTGTTGACGTCGCTGATAGTGTCTGGCATGCCTGCGTCTCTGTTAGCTGCGGACTCTTCTATTCTGCCCTTTAGGAAAAGTAGCTCTTGGTCCAGCTTAGAGGAGTCTGACTCTTCTTTGTCCAAGGCGTACTTAGCTGCTCTCACGATAACGTACTCGATCCAACCAGATATACCTGTGCTGGTAGTGTCAGTTTCTTGTAAAAGCTCAGTAAGTCTAGGGATATACCAGAAGCGCAGGGCTTGACCAGAAGTTGGAGTAGGAATGAACTGTATGTTAGAGCCCATAACGCGGTACTGGAGGTTGAATACGCCGTATATCGTACTTGCGGTGTTAGGATAGACAAACCTGTTTCTGTCTGCGAAGTTAAACTTGTTCACCGTAACGAAGGCGTTTACTGCGTTGTTAAGGGCCAAGTCCACGCCTAATAGCTTGTAGAACGGAGGAGGCGTAACTGTCAAAGCTGGGTTCAAACCGTTCAAGAACGTATTAGAACCGTTTGGCAGCGGATAAAGGAACGTAACGCCGTCTGCTACGATTTGAATGGGAGGCGCTACGTAGAGGTCTTCGTAGACGGTGATTAGCAGGTCGTAGAGCTCAAACATTGCTTGGTTAATGTAATTCCGCCACTCCGGTACCGTTACGAAGTTCGAGTTAACCCTGTCAGCGCGCTGCATGGCGGCTAGCCTGATCTGAGACAGACACATCTCACCTGTAGGCGTAGGAACGGCTGAGGCTGGCTGTGTGAACTGACTAATACCGCCAACTGAGAATGGAGTTACCGTGGTATTAGTCAATGAAGAAGTAACGTCATAAACATTAGGATCTAATGCAGTTATAAACAATTGTGTAGGAGTAGGAGCGGTAGCGACCAAACTTGGAATAATATTATTAATGACTTGACTTAGATTTAAAATAGTTTGAGCTATCGATGCTCCTATAGCGAATTGATTGCCTACTGGAGAACTAGCTACAGCTGTAAATGTAAAAGATGAGAAACCATAAAAAATAATAACAGTGCCGCCTGGAATAGGCTGTCCTGTGAAGTTAATGCTAGCACTCAAAGAACTAGCAGCTACTTTATACCAGTACTGGGTTCCTAAGGTTACTGCTGTGTCGAGGTAAGACGTAGCTAAAGGAGAGCCTGACACCGTTGCAATGGTGGCATAAGTGACGTTGTCTTGGCTCCGCTGGATATTATACGACGTAGCGCCTGTAGATAGATCCCAGCTAACCAGGATTTGCTGGTTAGCCGTTTGGACTAAGAGATTTTGAGGTATGCCTGGAATGCCAGCCATAAAGTCCTTTCAACGAGGACTACTCGCCTTGCACCGTTACGCTAGAGTTAGAGAGGTACATAGCAATGCTGATAACAGATCCTGTAACAGGAGTGGTCAACGCTCCGTCCTGGAGACACTGGAGGATGATTTGTCCGCCAACTGTCTGAGGCTGAGTAGAGACCAATGTCTGGTTAGGATCGCCAACTGTCTCGATGTTATCAATAGTAGAGGCAGTAGGAGGAGCTACGGTTGCAGAGCCGCCGATGGTAGCAGAGCTCGTCGGAATGAACGTAGCGCCGATGTTAGGAAGCTGAGTAGCTGAGTTCAGGTACTGACTAGGAAAGCCTACTGCCAGCCACTGAGCCGTAGTAGAGGTGCCCAGGGACGTAACTACCGCTGGATCTGTTGCAGTCGTAGCCGTAACTGACGAGCCAATAGGACTGACGATCGAGCTAAAGCCACTGAGGGAGCGGTTATAGTTATCTGCTAGCTGGATTACTATGATACCTGCTTCTGGATTGGGGTTACCGGAGCCTGCTAAAGGAGCGGAAGTATGCATGAAAACGTTTTCAACGGCAGGGCCTTTGAGGCTTCTGATGCCGAGTCCGTTGCCGTTTGCTGGATCTACGATGAAGTTACAGTCGATTAGTACCGGGGAAGTATGCATTGCATAGATTTTTCCGCCGTTGGACCAGTTGCGATTTGCCATGAGAATATCCTCTTTCCTGCGTTATGAACGTAGAGCCGGAGCGCGTTCTCACCATGTTCGGGCAGGGCCTAGATGGGAAGCAATAAGGATATTCCTAGTGCTGTATACGGTGGATAGTCACTTTGATGGTTTATAGTTTACTGTATACATGTATACATATACAACTCGTATGTATACCTATATATATTGTTTATTTTATCGGTGATTACCAAATGAAACGTCTAAATAACTGATTATCTTGATGAATATGGAAACAAATAAGAGCCTTATTTGTTGGCTATGCGCTTCTTGGTCTGGAAATTTACGTAAACCACGTTCTTGGCGTCTTCCACGTTCATCTTAGACATAGTGTACTCGTGATGAGTCACGGCGGCGTCTATGGTAGGAAAAGGCCCGTAAGTGTATAACGTTACCTTATGTCTCCAATAAACTTCTGTGTACTTCTTGTTGGCCTCGTAGTCCTCTTGCGTCTGAAAGTGGTATACCTGAAGGATACCTATTTCGAATAAAAGAATGGGCTTCTTGTTTGATTCCATTAGCCTCCATTTCATTGAGTTTACGTAAGTCTCGTTAGATTTTACGCTCTTTAAGAACTCTTCTACGTACTTATCGTTTATCCTACGCCTCAATTTTAAGATCAGCCAATACAAGCTCAATCTTTGTAAAAACGTTAGCTTGTACATCGTTTACTCCGTCTACACACTCCAGGTCGGCTACTTTGAGATCGAAGAGATAAGACGCCATGCCGTAGTCCTGCAGGCACTCGCTGTAGGATGCTCCTACGAGTATGTTTGAGACGTACTTGATCTGGTACATGTCGTCCTGGTCCTTGGATAGTTCTACCTCGTATCGGTTCGTAGAAATGGCTTTAATTACTTTGTTCATATGTCCTCCACTGACAGGTTCACACGGAAATGAACTAGTGTCAACTAATTTTACTTTGAGACTAACTCGCACCAAGTCGAATGAGCCTCGTTTGGGACGTTTCCGTGAGTTTTAGCCGTACCGCAGGTACAGCCGCGAGGCTTAGTTCCTGGATCGGTAGCCTTGTCTAGCAGGTCATTGAACAGGCCCGCTGGAAGTACTGGGTCTTCTCCCTCTATTACCCACTCTCCGCCACCGTACTTGTCTTTTATCCACTTCTCGGACTGCATCTTCATATAATTATCCCATAGTTGTATTGCTGCATCTTGTTTCATCCACCACCACGTGTTGTTTTCCATTAGTGGTTCCAGACTGGGTTGTCGCACGGACTTGAATTATTCGGGTTAGCGTTGCCATTGGATGCAGTTGTGGCTATGTTCCCAGAGCTGGCGGTAGCCGCAGCAATTGGATTCACGGGAAACACGCACTGAGAGCCGTAGGCTAGGTTAGCGTTCCAAGAGCCTCCTAGAGCCGTACAGTTACTCTGAGCCATGGTCATTAGATCCGTTGAGCCGTAGCAGAACTGTATGATATTCGATACAATAGTGCAGTAAACGTCTCCTATAATGGACGTTTTACCGCTGCTGCCGTAAACCCTGGTGTTGTCTACTGTAAAAGATATCGACAGCGTGGCTCTGTAGTAGTTACTCTGGCTTGGAATGCTCACTACGTTTGAGAACGAGACAGAGTTCACCTGCCATGCGTTGCTTGGCTGCTGCTTGTAGCCAGGAGCGGCTATAACCAGTCCAGTTAAAGGATCTTTGAACTGGATTGGCTGAGTAACGTCCTGCCCTCCTACAGAGGCCGTGGCGTTGGTTGAGTACTGTACGTCGCCTCTAAGCTGGTTGACGTACGTTTGCATGTCAGAGTTCGCCTGAAACGTCATGTTTGACTTAACCATGTTGGCGTTGATCTGAAAAATCGAGACTGACATGATGCTGAAGATCGCTAGCGAGATCATTATTCCTACTAGAGACTGTCCTTTGCTATTCATAAATCCTCCTGTTACAGTTCGCAAATGAATTTTGCTTTACTACGGTGAAACTTTTTATCGTATCTATTCATGGCTCGTACTTGTTGTCGTGGAGTCATGCCTTCCCTATACCAGCAGGCTGGAGAATTTGACCATTGAGGTTCATTGTCCGACCAAGATCTCTTCTTAAGCCACGAAAACTCAGGATAGTGGTTAAGATAAATTATTCGCAGTCTTGTATCTCCATCAATTTCAACGGTATATAGTCTGGGATGATCGAATGTTTTTGGCTCTTTCATAAATCCTCCTAGTTAATAACTCTATACCAAGTATAGTTCTTCAACTCGACTTCTGGTAGGATAATCGTCTGCTCTGTATCGAATCGAAACACTATGAACTTGTACTTCTTGCCTGATATCGTAGAGATTCTAATGGCCTCTACGATTCCAGATCCGTACTTCTCGAAGTGGACCTCACTTAGTCTTGCAAGGCTCATAGTGGTCTCCCCTGTCGCAAATGACTTTGCAGAATTTTATGTCAGGATCTGTAGGACCTTGCTCTCCCTGCGGTCCTGTTGGACCTACTTCTCCGGTAGCTCCTGGCTGTCCAGAAGGTCCCGGAGGACCAGCAATTACGATTGGCTCTTGACTACCGCAAGACGTTAGTAACAGGACTGATAAGACTAGAATCGTTTTCATTTTTCCTCCAAAATGTTGATTAAAGCAATACACTGGTTTTCTTCGGCGGCGGATTCGGCGGCGGATTCGGCGGACCAGGCGGCGGACCAGGCGGCGGACCTGGCGGCGGACCTGGCGGATTCGGCGGACCAGGCGGCGGACCAGGCGGCG